AAGGAGCATATGGATATTGCTCTGGGTGCAAAGGAGATCTTTATCGAACAGTTTCCTGCCGTTGCTGAAGCAATGGAATGGATTTCATAAATATTAATACTAATAAGTGAGGTTTATGCCAACATACCCTGTTATTAATAAGAAGACAAAAGAAACAAAGACTCTTAGCATGACCATGAAAGAGTATTGTGATTGGAAAGATGAAAATCCAGATTGGGATAAGGATTGGTCACAAGGTTGTGCTGGAATCGGCAATGAGTTTAGATGGACAGGAGAAGCAAAGTCTAGTGGTTGGAACGAAGTTCTGGACCGTGCATCCAAACAACCGGGTGCTACGGTTCGGAAACACCGCGACTACTCCTTCTAACTCTAACTCAGCTTATGCCCGCAAAAAGAAAGTCCCAGTCTCCTATTGTTCCATTCGGAATGAGCAACAAGCACATGAAAAGAAAGAAACCAATCAACTCAGACTTAATGAAGACGATTGATCCTCTTACTGAGAATCAACAAGAACTCTTCCGTTGCTATAAGAATGACCAGAACATTGTTGCCTATGGTGCAGCAGGTACTGGTAAAACGTTTATCACCCTCTACAATGCTTTGAGAGATGTGATGGACATGAAGAGTCCTTATGAGAAGATCTACATCGTCAGGTCTCTTGTAGCAACCAGAGAGATTGGATTCCTTCCTGGGGATCATGAGGATAAGTCATCTCTTTATCAGATTCCTTATAAGAATATGGTGAAGTTTATGTTTGAGATGCCTACAGATACAGATTTTGAAATGCTGTATGGTAATCTCAAAGCACAGGGAACTATTTCTTTTTGGTCTACATCTTTTATCCGTGGTACAACTCTTGACAATTGTATTATTATCGTTGATGAATTTCAGAACTTGAACTTCCACGAACTTGATAGTATAATTACAAGAGTTGGAGAGAACTCTAAGATTATGTTCTGTGGTGATGCCACTCAATCTGATTTGGTGAAAACAAATGAGAAGAACGGTATCATTGATTTCATGCGTATTCTTAGAACAATGCCATCTGTCGATTGTATCGAATTTGGTGTAGAGGATATTGTACGTTCTGGTCTCTGCAAAGAATATCTAGTTGCAAAAACGGAAATGAATTTATGATTTTTGAGCATTGTAATTTTCTCGGTGACCTTGAACTAAACAAGAAAGAAACAAATGGCATCCGTCTCTACAATCTTCCAAGTGGAGACTGGGTGCCTTCTATTACGTCTGTAACTTCTTTCTATAACCGACAGATCTTTGCCGACTGGCGTAAACGAGTTGGTATCGAAGAAGCAAATCGTATTACGAAGAAAGCAACCACCCGTGGGACAGACTTTCATGCGGCAACTGAATTATACATGTTGAACAAAGACATTAACTGGGATGAGTTTAGACCTCTGACCAAGTTTATGTTTCATCATGCCAAGCCATATTTGGATAAGATAAATAATGTACATGCTATAGAAAGAACTCTGTACTCAGAGTATCTTGGATTAGCAGGGAGAGTTGACTGCATTGCCGAGTACGAAGGAGAGTTAGCAGTCATCGATTTCAAAACATCTGAAAAGATTAAACCCGAAAAGTGGTTAGAGAATTATTTCGTTCAAGAAATGTTCTATGCAACTGCTTACTATGAGTTGACAGGTATCCCAGTCAAAAAACTAATCACCATTATGGTTACTCCTGGTGGTGAGGTTAAAGTATTTGACAAACGTAACAAAGGGGACTATATTAAATTATTAGTACGTTATATTAAAGAATTTGTATCTCACAATCTTAGGACAGAGAATGGAGAATGAACTAGAAAAAGTATTAGAAAGTAAATTCTTTTGCCCTTCTCGGTTTGCACAAGAGATCGAATCTCTTGTAATAGAAAACTCAGGCATGAGTTATATTGATGCTATTATATTTTTCTGTGAGAAAAATACTATAGACCTAGAGTCGGTTCCGAAGTTAATTTCTAAACCTCTCAAGGAGAAGATCAAGTATGAAGCAATGGAGTTAAATTTTCTAAAGAGAAGTTCTCGTGCCAAATTGCCCCTTTAAATTCATTTTTGTCTGAAAAATTTTTCGGCAAAAAAATCCCTATATTACTTTTTTGATGATGCCGTTTGATGCCTACAAACAATACCTCTCTTTGAAGAATCATTTTACCAAAGACAAGTATGACTATCACAAATACTGTGGTAAGAGTCGTGCCACTGTGCAGGCATTTTACAAAAGGAAAGATCGTTTTTGGTTTGAGAAATTAGCACGAAACAAAGACGATAGAGAAGTAGTAGAGTTCTTTGTATCTAACTTTATCACCTGCACTGATCCAAGTAAACTTTGGATAGGAGAGATGATACGTGAAGGTGAAGGTAGATATACTTCATGGAAGAAAAGAACTCAATCACTTTCGTATCTTTTCAAGGAAGAAACAGAGTCTATCTTTTCAGATGGCAACTTTGATGATATGTTTTCCATGGAGGGATCTAGTCATCCACAGATTCTTAAAGAATATCTGAGAGATAATATCTCAATTGAGACCTTTGTAATCCTTGATAGGATTCTAGGTTTCAGGCAAGACTGGGATAATAAATTATCTGATCCAGTGTGGGAAACCGTCAGTATGAGGATGAAGAAGTATTCACCTTTCCTAAATATTGAGGTATCTCGTTATAAAAAAATTCTTAAACAGGTTGTATTAAGGTAATGAGTTTTTTCGATTCTGATGTAGTCCGTGCAGAAATGTCGGAGATAAGTGAGTTGCAAGAGGATGTCTATCGTAACGTCTTCAAGTTTCCCTCCATGAATAAGGAGGAAAAAAAGTTTCATGTAGCTATGTTGGAAAGACTGCTTGATAAACAAAAGGTTCTCTATACTCGTTTGAGTTTATCTGATGATCCTGAAGCAAAAATGATGAAACAAAAAATTGTTGATTCCGCAACTATGATGGGTCTCCCGAAAGGGACCGACATGAATATGGTATTCAATAACATGTCACAAATGCTTGAAGTGATGAAGGATCAGATTGACAAGACTGGTTCTGACCTGTAGAATAACAAGGTACACACAAGCCAAATCCGTACAAATCTAAAAAATCTTATGTCTTTTGCAAATCTCAAGAAACAATCTTCTCTTGGTTCACTGACTTCTAAACTGGTTAAAGAAGTTGAGAAGATGAACAATACTGGTGGCGGTGGAGATGACCGTCTCTGGAAACCTGAAATGGACAAGACTGGCAACGGTTATGCAGTCATCCGTTTCCTGCCCGCACCTGAAGGAGAAGAACTCCCCTGGGCAAAGATGTACTCCCATGCCTTCCAAGGTCCTGGTGGTTGGTACATTGAGAACTCCTTGACTACTCTGGGTCAAAAGGACCCTGTGTCTGAGCACAACCGTGAGTTGTGGAACAGTGGTCTTGATTCTGATAAGGATACTGTCCGTAAGCAGAAACGCAAACTGTCCTACTATGCCAACATCTATGTTGTGCAAGATAAAGCAAACCCTCAGAACGAAGGTCAAGTCTTCCTGTATAAGTTCGGTAAGAAGATCTTTGACAAGATCATGGAAGCCATGCAACCTGAGTATGAAGATGAGACTGCCATCAATCCTTTTGACTTCTGGCAGGGTGCCAACTTTAAACTGAAACTGAAAAAGGTTGCAGGTTACTGGAACTATGATTCTTCTGAGTTTGCAGCACCCTCTCCTCTTCTTGATGATGACGATGCACTGGAAGCAGTGTGGAAGAAGCAGTATTCCCTTGCAGGACTAGTTGCTGCTGATCAGTTCAAGTCCTATGAAGATTTGGACAAACGTCTGAAGATGGTGCTTGGTGCTAAACCTGCTCGTCGTGCGATGGATGAGGAACTGGAGGATGAGAGTGAAGGACGTGGATCTTTTACTCCTAACTTTGAATCCAGCAAACCTCCCGCTGACTTCAATGCACCGGACATCACTCCCACTAAGTCTGCTGACTCAGATGAGGATGATGCTCTGTCTTACTTCCAGAAACTTGCTGAGGAATGATGAGATACAACCAGTTGTGTTTGACCCTTCTGGTTATCGCAGCATATATTAACTTACTGAAATAGTCTGATATTATCTCCACGTTTCAAGGATTCAGTCACATACTGACTGGATCCTTTTTTATATGTCATGATGTCTTCTAAATCATCCAGGATTATATTCAGATATCTTTGTTTCAATAGAAATATATTCCTTCTATTTTTCTGTATGTTCTCTTCATACTCATAATTTGTTACTTCTTTTACAGGAGATAGTTTTCTCTGAGTAACACCATCAAAATATTCTGTGCTATATGTTGATGAAACACGAAGACCAGCTTGCACTATGATGATTCCGTTATTTGGATCTACAACTTCATAAGTCTCATGATGATGCACATCATTTAATTTGTCATAACTACCATACTTATCTAGTAAATAGATATCAAAATCATATTGTTTCATTGGCCATTCAGTTTGAATGTTGACAATATTATTGGAAGATAAAACAACCCAATCCAATCTAGAGTCACCATAGACATTGAATGCCACGTT